AAGAGGATTAAATGGATAAATTAAATATTTTAGGAACAGAATATTCATTAGAATATTTAAGTAGTAAAGAAGATAAAAAGCTAGAAAATCTTGATGGATATACTGATTATTATTTTAAAAAGATTGTTATAGAAAAAGATTTTGAAAATAGATTATTTGATGAAAGCAAAATAAAAAGTTATCAAAATAAAATATTAAGACACGAAATAATACACGCATTTTTATTTGAAAGCGGATTAGAATGTAACAGTTTAAAATCATACAATTGGGCAGAAAATGAAGAAATGGTAGATTGGTTTGCAATACAAAGCCCAAAGATATTTGCTTTATTTTATGAATTAAAGTTATTAGGGGATTGGGTTTAAATGGATAAATTAAAAATAGAGTATGTAGATATTAATAGTATAAAACCATATAAGAAAAATCCAAGAAAAAATGAAGAAGCTATTCCTTACGTTATGGAAAGTATAAAACAATTTGGATTTAAAAATCCTGTTATATTAGATAAAGATAATGTAATAGTTTGTGGGCATACTAGAATAGAACGGAGCTAAAAGACTTGGAATAACAGAAATACCTTGTATATATGTAGATGATTTAACAGATGAACAAATAAAAGCATTTAGATTAGCAGATAATAAGGTTGCAGAAATAGCAGAATGGGATATTGATTTATTAGATACAGAGCTAGATGATATATTAAATATAGATATGTCAAATTTTGGCTTTGATTTAGATTTAGAAGATGAAGAAGAAAAAGAAATAATAGAAGATGAAGTTCCAGAAGTACCAGAAGAACCAAAAGCAAAATTAGGAGATATATACCAATTAGGTTCACACCACTTGATGTGTCGGAGATAGCACAAAAGAAGAAGATGTAGCAAAATTAATGAATGGTGTTAAAGCTGATATGGTATTTACAGACCCACCTTATGGAGTTTCCTATACTGGTGGTGTTATACATGGAAACAAAATTAATACCGATCATAAAAGGGAAATGCTAAAAAATGATGATGTAGATATATATAGTGATTTTATACCTTTACTTAATAAAGTCATAGATGATGGTGCTATATATATATTCTATGCTACTTGTAATAGTTATGAATTGTTAAAACCATTAAAAGAAAATGATATAGAATTAAATAGTATAATTGTATGGAACAAAATAAATACTGGTTATGCAGATATGAATAGCAATTATAAAAATAAATATGAGCCTTGTGTTTATTGCAAAAGAAAAGGACACAAACTTAATTTTGTAGGTCCAACAACCGAAAACACTGTATGGGACATAGAAAAAGATAGAGATAACAAATTACATCCTACACAAAAGCCAATTAAAGTGCCGGCAAGAGCAATTTCTAATAGTTCTAAAATAGATGGCAAAGTATTAGATTTATTTGGTGGTAGTGGTTCAACACTTATAGCTTGTGAACAATTAAACAGAAAATGTTATATGATGGAACTAGACCCACATTATATTTCAGTTATAATCGAAAGATACATAAATTTTACAGGAAATGATGTATATAGATTAAATCCTGATGGAACAAAAACAAATTGGAGAGAAATAAAATGCGAAAAGGAGAAATAAGACCAGATTTACAAAGAGCAAGAATTGGAATATGTTGTGTATGTGGCAAAGAATTTAGAGCAATAAAAGATTATAAAGATTATAAACAAAAATATTGTAGTAAAGAATGTTGGAACAAAAGAGCAACTATTATAAATAAATGTAAATATTGTGGAAAAGAAATAAAAACAAATATTAAAAGAAATAAAGTATATTGCAATAATGAATGTAGGAATTTAGATTATAGAAATACGCATAAAGGTGAACTAAGTTATTTTTGGCAAGGTGGTAAAACAAAAGAAAGTAAATTAAGAAAAACTAATTCACAATATAAAGAATGGAGAGATAAAGTTTTTCAAAGAGATAATTATATATGTCAAAAATGTGGAAAACATACAAGAAATTTAGAGGCACATCATATTAAAGAACAAAGTAAATATCCTGAATTAATTTATGATATTAACAATGGAGTTACATTATGTCATGAATGCCATAAGACTACAGATAATTATGGTTTTAAGGCAAGATGGAACACTATATAGATGTAATAATACAAAGATGGGAAAACTTCACAGGAGAAAAAGCTATAAAATTAAATTAAAGGAGTAGCTATGGTAAAGATACAAGAACATATAGATAAAATAAATGAAATAAAAAAGCATATAAATAATTCAAAAGGAAAACAAAAATTACAATATATTAAATGTTTACATAGATTAAAAAAACAATTAAGTGAATGTAATACGTATTTATCAAGATAAAAAGGAGATGTTGTTTTGCAAGAAGAATTAAAAATAGAGAAAATAAATATAGCAGAAATAAAACCGTATTCTAAAAATGCAAAAAGACATCCAAAAAAACAAATAGAACAAATAAAAAAGTCAATAGAAGATTTTGGATTTAATGACCCTATTGCAATAGATGAAAACAATGTAATAATAGAACGGTCATGGTCGCTATGAAGCATTAAAACAACTAGGATATACAGATGTAGATTGTATTAGATTAAATCATTTATCAGAAGAACAGAAAAAAGCATATATATTAGTTCATAATAAATTAAATATGTCAACAGGATTTGATGATGAATTATTATTTGATGAATTAAATGATATTTTAGACATAGATATGACAGATTTTGGATTTGACATAGATAAAATAGACTTATTTAAAGAAAACGAAAGACACAAAACAAATGATGCTTATAATTTAGACTTAATAGACTTTGAAAATAGTACAAATGATTTTTGGCAAATGCCAGTTATAAATAATGATAATTTTATACCAGATGATATAATAGGCTTTAATTATGCAAAATCAAGTAAAGAACATAATGTAGGAATACATTTTTATTTAGATGATTACCAATTTGAAAGAATATGGAACAAACCAGAAGATTATATAGACATATTAAAGCAATATGAATGTATATTTAGCCCTGATTTTAGCTTATATTTAGATATGCCAATGCCTATGAAAATATGGAACATATACAGAAGCAGACAAATAGGACAATATTATCAAAGTCAAGGAATAAAAGTGATACTTACAATAAGTTGGGCAGAAGAACAAACCTTTGAATTTGCATTTAAAGGCATACCAAAAGGAAGTATAGTAAGTATAAGTACAATAGGAGTAAAAAGAAATAAAGAAGCACTAAAGATATGGCAAGATGGAATGGATGCAATGATAGAAGAAATAAAGCCAAGCACAATATTAGTATATGGCGGAAAATTAGATTATGACTATGGAGATATACAAGTAAAATATTATGAAAATAAAGTAACAGAGAGGATGAAAAGATAATGGGTGGTCGTGGAAGTAGTAGCAGTCAAAGTCAGAAAACATGGAAAACAGTAAGAACAGGGACAAACAAAAGTTATCAAAGAAGAGAAATAAGAAATTTTAGCGACAATAATGGAACAAAATATACTATATATCAATTAACTAATAATCAAAATGAATTAGTAATAAGAGAAACAAATAATTCAGGTGCAAGAACAATAAGAGGAAGAAGAAATATATTAGAAGAATTAAGAAAGAGATATAAAGGTACAGGAACTTTTATGTAAAAGTAACACAAAAATTTAAGAAAGAGGTGTAATTATGGGAGGAAGAGGAGCGAGTAGTTCAAGTAATAGCAGAGTAAGTACTAGTGAAAGAGAGGCATACGAAAGATATGTACAAGAAAGACTGAATAACAAAGAATATATGAGAGCTAATAGACCAGGAGAATTTTCAATAAAATATCCAGAAGAATTTGCTAGAGATTTTGCAAATAGCAGAAAAACTTATACATTTGATAATAGAAATAATATTATAAATGCTTTAAGAGAACAAACTAATGTTGATTTGACAAAGGCAGTTGATGATACAAGATTTAGTACAAGAAGTAGAACTTATTTTGATGTAGATAGTAGGAAATTAAATCAAAATGAATTTAATACAATGATGAAGTATTTAAAATATGACAATAATATAAGAATAGAAAGCAATGGTGCTTATCATTATTCTATTTATTATAAGAAAAGTAGGAGATAAACATGGGTGGTAGAGGAAGTTCAAGTAGTCCAAGAGTAATGACAGAAGAAGAATATCTTAACTCAAAAGGTTATGCTTTTATGGGATATAGTGAAGCAGGGATGCACATAGGTAGTCAACATGTATCTGAAAGGCAGAAAAGACAACAAATAAACCTAGTACAAGAAAGAGCTAGAGAATATGACAATAAAAGAGCAGAACTAAGACAAGAATATAATAGATTAGTTGAACAAGGGAAAATAAGAAAACCTACACTATATGAACAAGCATTGAAAATATCAAAAGGAAATCCAGAAAGAGCAGATGTTCAAGCAGCTAAAAGGTTAGTTGAAAAATACAGACAAAGAATGAAAAATAAAAGATAAAAAGGAAGTGATATAGTGGCTAACAACAAAGAAAATCTTGTTTCACTCGCTGACAGAACAACGGAAGAACAACGAGCAATAGCAAGACAAGGCGGAATTGCTAGTGGCGAAGCTAGAAGAAAAAAAGCCACTATGCTTTCAGTATTAGAAAAGACATTAGATGAAACAAATAATAAAGGATTAACATATAGGGAACTTGTAACATTAGGGCTGATTAAAGGAGCTATGAATGGAAGTAGCAAAAACTATGAATTAATAACAAATATGATGGAGCAGAAAGAAAGAAAAGAAAGTGAGCAACAGGTATTTGTTACAATTCCAGCTAAAGACATAGCAAGTTCTTTTATTGATTTAAATAGAAGTATAGATGATAGAGAATACAGAGAATATTATTTAGAAGGTGGAAGAGGAAGTACAAAGTCCTCTTTTGTTAGTGAAAAGATAATAGAAATATTAGAGAATAACCCTAGAATGTGTGCAGTTGTATTAAGACAAGTAAAAGACACATTAAAGGATTCTGTATATGCACAATTAGAATGGGCAATAGATACATTAAGTGAAACATATCCACATATAAAGAGTGATTACAAATTAACAAAAAGCCCATTAGAAATAACAAAGGAAAGTACAGGACAAAAGATATATTTTAGAGGTGCAGATGATTATGGTAAGATTAAATCACTAAAGCCACCAAAAGACAAATACATTGGAGTAACATGGTATGAAGAGGCAGACCAATTTAAAGGAATGAATGAAATAAGAAAAATAAATCAATCTTTAATAAGAGGTGGAGAAGATTTTATACAATTTTATTCATACAACACACCAGCAAGTTCAATGCACTTTATAAATGTAGAAAAAATAATACCAAAAGAAACAAGATTAGTTCATTTATCAGATTATAGGCGAGTACCTTTAAAATGGCTAGGAAGTGCCTTTGTTGATGAAGCAGAGTTCTTAAAGTCAGTAAATGAAAGATTATATGAAAATGAATATTTAGGATTAATGACAGGAACAGGCGGAACAGTATTTGAGAATATAGAACTAAGAGAAATAACAGACAAAGAAATAGACACATACGACTTTATATATCAAGGAATGGACTTTGGTTGGTTCCCAGACCCTTTGGCTTGGGTTAAATGTTGTTATAATCCTAGTCAAAGAACATTATATATATTTGATGAATTTGTTGTAAATAAAATGAGCAATCAAGATGTATGGAATGCCTTAAAAGAAGAAAAAGGTGTAACCGAAGATGATATAATAACAGCAGATAGTGCAGAACCAAAATCAATCGGAGATTTTAGAAGCTATGGAAGTGCAATGCGTGGAGCAGAAAAAGGAGCAGGGAGTGTTGAATATTCAATGAAATGGTTATCAGCACTTGCTAAAATAGTAATAGACCCAAAGAGATGTCCTGTATCGGCACAAGAATTTAGTACATACGAATATCAACAAGACAAAGATGGTAATTATATAAGCGGATATATAGATGCAGACAACCATTGCATAGATGCAGTTAGGTATCGGTCTGAATAGAGTATGGAAGAAAAAAGGACAATAATAATTAACATAATATGCTTTAAAGTGTCGAAAATTCCCGAGAAAACACTTTTAACAAAAAATTGCAAAGTATATTGAAATCAATAAAAATTGTTATTAGTTTACCATAACAGGTAATTTAATAAAAAATCAAAAAACAAAAGGAGGAAAAAAAGAGTGTTTCAAAAATTTATTATGTGGATATTCAGACTATTTAATATCCATTCTCAAACAACTCAAAAAGAAGTAGAAGACAATCAAAAGTATGCAGTAGAATACGAAAGAATAGATGAGATTAATTTTAACTCAATTTTTAGTAACAAATTAGCAAATTATGTTATTAATGACAGCAATGTAAATATAACAGGAGAAAATGCAAGAGTAGAGCTATTAGACAAAACAACTCAATCAATGTGGAAAAAAGCAAAGAAAATAACATCAATGGGATTTGGTTATGGTGGAGTTATATTAGTTCCTTATGTTAAAAGTGGCAAGATATATTATAATATAGTTTCACAAAGTAGAGTAACAATAGATGAAGTAGAGGGAGAAAACATAACAGGTGCAACTATAATAGCAGATAAAAAGACAGTAAATAGAGGAATAGGAAATAGTAAAACTTATTATAGATTAACAAATTACAGAGTAAGAAATGGCAATATAGAAATAACACAAAAATTTACAGATGAAAACGGACACGAAGTTGCAGTTCCAGACTTTTGGAAGAACATAGAACTAAAAAAAGTAATAACAAGAGTGGACAGAGCATTATTTGGATATATTAAAAGTCCAATAAACAATAGAAAAACAGATGACAAATATGGAGTTCCAATAACTTATGGTTGCGATAGTACAATAGCAGAAATAAAAGAAACAATGAAACAACTATATAGAGAATACAAGTTAAAAGAAACTTTTGTTGGTGCAGATAGTACAATGTTTGATGGAAAAGATGGATTACCATCAAATGGTTTATTCAAAAAAGTAGATGCTGGAGATGATACATTTTTTGAAGTATTTGACCCTGCATTTAGACCATATACAGAAAGATTACAAGAGTTATTTAAAAGACTAGAGCATGAAATAGGAACATCAGCAGGAATATTAAGCGAAGTAAATACAGTAAATGCAACAGCAACAGAAATAAAAAGAAGTATGTATGACACATTCACAATAGTTGATGATATGCGTAGTAATATAGAAAAAGGAATTGAAGATTTCTTATATAGTGCAAATGTATTGGCAAACGCTTATAATTTAACACCACAAGGAGAATATGAAGTAAGTTTCGATTGGGATTATAGCTTATTAGAAGATAGCCAAGAAGCATTCAGTCAATTAATAACAGCACAAAGTAAAGGCATTGTATCAGAAGTAGAAGTAAGACAATGGCTAAAACCAGATGAAACTTTAGAAGATAGTCAAAAAGCAATAGAAGAAATAAAAGCAAGTGAGCCAACGGTTGATGACCTAATACCAAACAATGCAGAAGAGTAGGTGGTAGCTTATGTTATCGCAAGAAGTAGAGGAAAAATTGGCAAACGTATTAGTCGAGCGAATAGAACAAACAAACACATATATATTAAAAAGAATAGGCGAAGCAATAAAACAAATAAGTACATTAACACCTAGCCAAGCTTATCAAATCGCTCAAATATTGAAATACGGAGGCACTTATAACGAAATAGCAAAAGAACTAGCTAGAGTAAGTGGCAAGAATGTGCAAGACATATATAAGATATTTGAAGAAGTGGCAAAAAACAACAAACAATTTGCAAAACAATTTTACAAGTATAGAAATATTGATTATATTCCATACAAAAAAGATATAGCATTGCAAAATATGGTTAAAAGTTTAGCAAGTATAACGGCTGATATGTATAAGAATATATCTAATACAAGTGTAATAGGATTTGTGCAAGATGGAACTTTTAAACAATTACAACAAGTATATCAAGATACGATAGACAAAGCAATATTAAGTATAAGTCAAGGTAAGCAAGATTTTTATTCTAGTATGAGGCAAACATTAAAAGAACTAGGCGGAAGCGGTTTAGTACAATATGAAAGTGGCAGAACAAGGCGACTAGATAGTGCAGTAAGAATGAATATATTAGATGGAATGAGAGCATTAAACAATGAAACAAGTAGAAGGTTTGGAGAAGAATACAACGCAGATGGAATAGAAATATCAGTCCACTCACACCCAGCTCGGAGACCACGAAGATATTCAGCGGTAAACAATTTAGCATAGAAGAATTTGACAAGCTAGAAAATGGAGATGTAGCCACAGATTATCAAGGAAACAAATATGATGGAGCAGATAAAAGACATATTGGAGAATATAACTGCTATCATAAGATATTTAGTATAGTTTTAGGAGTAAGTAAGCCAGAATATACAGATAAGCAATTAAATGACATACGAGAATCAAATTTAAGCGGTTTTGAATTTGAAGGTAAGCATTATACTATGTACGAAGGAAGCCAGTTACAAAGGCGAATAGAATTAAATATAAGGAAACAAAAAGATACACAAATATTAGCAAGAGCAAGTGGAGATACAGAATTAGTAGAACAAAGTCAAAATAAAATAAGATTATTAACAAGTAAATATAATGACTTATGCAATGCAAGTGGATTATTACCAAAAAAACAAAGAATGGGTGTAACAGGATATCATAGAGTTAAAACAAAATAAGGAGGTGTAAATTATGGATAATTTAGTAAAAGTACAATGTATATTAGATACAGGATATAATGACACAAAACTAGGCGAGTTCATAAGTTATAATCAAATATATTATGTAGATAAAGAAAGAGCAGAATTTTTAAAGGATAAAAAAGCCATAAAAATATTAAAAGATGAGGTTAAGGAAATAGAAAAGCCTAGAAGAAAATCAAGACGAATGTTATGAGTTGCACAATTTAAAAAAGTGTGTTATAATGCAAGTGAGGTAACAAATGAAAGAATATCGCTGTAATAAATGTAATAAGCTATTATGTCGAGGAAATTTTAAAGGCATAGTAGAAATAATGTGCAATAGATGTAAAAGAATAATAGTAATAAATGCAGAACGTCTTGAACGTCAGTCTAATTAGTTTAGATTGGCGTTTTTTATTTAGGTTTTATCAGTTTTGTTTATAAACTGTTTATATATAAAATATCAAAACTATGTTGGAGACTACCAACGGAAAAAGTCGAAGGAGTGATATTTATGAGTTTAAAGGATTTTTTAACAGATTTAGAGATTGGAGAAAACAAAGTTAAATTATCAAAAGATGAAATTAAAAGTATTATAGCTGAAAGTGGTAAAGTTGTAGAAAATGAAAAAACTAAAATAGAAGAACAATACAAAAAAGACATTGAAAGCTATAAAACAACTATTGATGATTTAAAAGGACAAATTGAAAAAGCTCCATCATCTGAAGAAATGGAAAATCTAAAGCAAAAAATTACTGATTTTGAAGCAAAGGAAACAGCTAGAATAGAACAAGAAAAGGCAACAAAAGCAGAACAAACATTAAATAATAATATTTTAGCAGTTTTTGGAGATAGAAAGTTTAGTAGTGAATATGCAAAAAACGGATTGTTGTCTGATATAAAGGCAGAAATGAAAAAAGAAGAAAACCAAGGTAAAGGAATAAAAGATATATTTGAAGAATTGACAAAGGATAAAACAGGAATATTTGAAAATCCTAATCAATTCCAAGATATGACACCTATGGGAGATATTGACAATACAGTATCTAAAGAAACTTTTGATAAGATGTCATATAATCAGAGAGTAGAATTAAAAGAAAGCAATCCAGAATTATTTAAGAAATATAATAATAATTAAAGGAGGATTTTAAAATGGCATTAACAAAATTAGAAAATTTAATTGACCCAGAAGTTATGGCACCAATGATAAGTGCTAAACTTGCAAAAGCAATAAAGGTAACACCTTTTGCAAATATTGATAATACATTACAAGGAAGACCAGGAAGTACTATAACAGTACCAAAATATGTATATATAGGAGATGCTTCTGATTTAGCAGAAGGAGCAACAGCAGTACCAACAACATTAACAACTACAACTGCAGAATATGAAATCAAGAAAGCAGTTAAACAAGTTGAATTAACTGATGAAGCAGTTCTATCAGGATATGGAAATCCAGTAGGAGAAACAAACAACCAATTAGCAATGGCAATAGCTTCAAAAGTAGACCAAGATGCAATGGACGCATTACAAACAGCTTCAGTTGCATTCACAGCAAATGCTAATATTTCGTATAACGGAATAGTAGATGCAATTGATTTATTCCAAGAAGAAGATAATGTTGAGAAAGTTATGTTTATACATCCATCACAAGTAAGTGAATTAAGAAAAGATGCAAACTTTATTTCTAAAGACAAATACGGAAATGAAGTAATGGTAAATGGAGAAATTGGAATGGTAGCAAATGCTAGAATAGTTCCATCAAAGAGAGTTCCATTAGCAGAAGGTGTATATTCTTGCCCAATCGTAGAATTAAAACCAGAAGAGCAAACAGGAGATGAAACTGCAGCAATCACAATTTATATGAAACGTGGAGTAAATCTTGAAACTGAAAGACATCTAAACAATTATACAACATTAATCGGAGCAGATGAGCATTATGTAGCAGCTTTAACAGATGAAAGCAAAGTAGTATTAGCTAAATTTACAGCTTAAGAGGTGGTTTTATGAATAAATATATTTTAGGAAATAAAATCATAGAAGCAACAGAGGAAAGATATAACAATACTTTTAAAGATATGGGATATGTACCTTATGTTGAAAGAAAAGAAGAAATAGAAGTAAATAAAGAAGTAAAAAGAAAAAGAAGAATAAAAGAAGATTAAAATGGAGGTGTCTATAATGGAGTTTACAAAACAATACTTGACATATGAAGAATATCAAGAATTAGGTGGTACTCTTGAAGAGACACCTTTTGATATATTAGAATTGGAAGCACAAAAAAACATTGATAAATATACATTTGGTAGGCTTAAAAATTTAGAAGAGCAAATAAATGAAGTTAAAATATGCGAGTTTAAATTAATTGAGTTGCTAGATACTTATAATTCATATAATGCACAAAATAAATCGGTTTCTAGCGAAAATACAGATGGATATAGTATAAGTTATAGCGGAGCTAGTGAAAATGTCTTAAAAGCTAAAATAAACGATATTAAGGGCATAATAAAAACATATCTAGCAGAATGTTATTTAGAAGACGGCACACCATATTTATATGTGGGGGTGTAAATTATGATAACAAATGGAAGTATAACTTATTATCACAAAACACTAGATAATAATAAATTACCAGTATGGAACAGATATGTATTTGAGAGTGTATGGCACTTTGGAGGAAAAGGCAGTTCTATCAATAAAGGATATGAAAATGCCAATGATGTTAATATAAGAATACCAATGGAATATGTTGAAGATAAGAGCATATTTGCAATTGGAGATATTATAGCAATAGGCATACGAACTGAAATCAGTAAACAAAGTGATTTACAAGGCGAAGAATTTTATAATGTAACAAGCATTACTATAAATGAATATGGATTAAATCCACACGTTCATTTAGGAGGAAAATAAAATGAAAATGAAGCCTATAAGTCAAATAAAAGCTGATTTAGGTATAAATCCTCGGCGGTAGAGTACAAAGGTTTTTTACAGATACTTGTTATAGATACATGGATAAATATGTACCAAAAGATATAGGAATTTTAAGAGATAATGTTGATAAGGGTGTTGATTATATAACGTATGAAAGCCCTTATGCTCACGCACAATATATTGGAGAGGTACACGGAAGTCCAGTAAGAAACTATACAACACCACGGAACTGGTTCATATTGGGATAAAAAAATGGTTAGTGCTGAAATGAATGATGTTATAAAAGAGGTGCAAGAATATGTCAATAGAGGTAAGTAATTTAAGAGTAACTAAATTAAGAGCATATTTAATGAATATAATAACTGAATTAATAGGACAATATGGAGAAATGAATATAAACTTTTTAAGCGATGAGCCTAACAATTATTCATTAGATAAAATTCCAGTAAATCCAACAACAGAACAATGGATAATAGGCAACTTTTTAAAAAGAGATGTATATTCATTTAGAAGTCGTATGAATTATAGTGCTGATACAATGACTAATATAGAAAACATAGGATTTTATGAAACTTTTGAAAAAATAATTAAGCAAAAGAACGACAGTAATGATTTACCAGAAATAGATGGAATACAAAGCATAAGTTGTTTAAATTGTGGGACAATGAATAATGCAAATACAAATACAGCAGAGTTTGATATACAAATACAAATAGAATATAGGGAGGTGTAAAATGAAACCAATAGCAAAAATAAATTGCCAATATAATGGAATATTCTATGATAAAGGTGATGAAATAGAAGTAAAGAACAAAGAAGATTTAGTTATGTTAAATGAAAAAGGTTTTATTGAGCCTCTAACACCAAAGCAAATACAAAATTATTTTAAAAAGGAGGATTAAAGAATGGGATTAGCAGTAATACCAGAGAATATTGAAAAGATTAAAAGAAGTCAATTCATTACATACATAGATACAACACCAAGTGGAAATGCAAGAACTTGGGCTGTTCTAGGTGTTGGAGTAAATGAATATTCAGTATCATACAATCCACAAGTAGATACAGAAAAATGGATTGTAGAAGATAATGCAAGAAATGACCACACATCAAATCAAAAACAAGGTTCTGTAACTCAAAAATGTTACAAAAATGACCCTGAATTTGAATTTATAGCACAAGGTAGAGACCAATTAAATTATAAAACTAAAGTATTAGATGTTGACACTTGGAGCGGAAGCACAGGAAGTTATGCAGCAAAACAAAGTGATGCAATAATCACAGTTACCTCTTACTCTGGAGAAGAAATTGAATATGATATATATTATGATGGTGACCCAGTAGAAGGAACTGTTGCAATAGCAGATGGAGTACCAACATTTACACCAAGTTTATAAATAAAACCGAAAAGGCATAGGCATAATATTTGCCTTTGTCTTTTTTAAATATAAGGAGGAATTAATATTTATGGAAGCAGAGATTAATATCAAAAGCGATAATGAGATTCAACTTAAAAAGGCAAAAGACATTTTAAGATTGAAAATAAAAGATGAAGATGGAAATGATACAGGAAACTTTTTAGAGTTTAATTTAGGAGATTTAGATTATTTATTAATATTGCAAGATATGGCAGAAGCAGATAAAAAGAATAGAGAATACTTGAAAAACCAATATACAATAATCGATAAAAAGCAAGACCATAAAGGAAAGAAACTATTTAGCTCAAATGAAGAAGCTAAAATAAAAGCAACAAACGAATTTTATAAAAAAGAAGCTGAAATATATGATATGTTTTTAGGAAAAGATGGAGTAAAAAAACTATTAAATGGTAGAAAATTAACTTTAGCAAGACTAGATGAAATAGATGAAATAATAGAAAAAGCAATACTTCCTAAATTACAAATAAAAGCAGAAGATATAAAAAAAGACATAATGGCAAAATATTCTAATAAAAATAAACGAGATGATGTAATTGAATAATCCACAATATGTAAAAGTAGATGATAAATTATATAAAATTAATACAGATTTTAGAGTAGCTTTAGAATGTAATAATATTGCAGAAGATAAAACCATAGGAGAATATGAAAGGGCATTAGCAATAATTTATAAGTTATTTGGAGAAGAACGGATTAGATTGTAAAAATCAAAATAAGCTACTTGAATTAGGTATGAAGTATCTTCTATTGGGTAATGACAAAAAAGAGCCTAAAAACGAACCTCACGAAAAATACGAGCTAGATTTTAATAAATGTATTGGATTAATAAAAGCAAGTTTTAAATTTGATTACAAATATGACCCTTATGAATTAGAATATTTACATTGGTATGATTTTCATAATGATTTAGAAAGTTTGAGTACAAGTGAATTTGGAAATTGTTGTATATTAAATAGGATAACAGCAATATTAAATGAAGAGCCAAAAGAAATAAAGGATAATAAATCAAGACAAAGATTAATAGAAGCACAAAAATTATTAAGTCAAAAATATTGTAAACAAAAAGAAGTCGAGATGACAAAAGAGCAAGAAGAAAGTGCAAAAGCATTTTACAAATCTTTAGGAATAGAGATATAGAAAGGAGGTTGTAAAGTGGACGGAGAAATAACAATAGGCACAAGATTAGATACAGATAAATTTGATAGACAAATATCAGATTTAGAAAAGAAGATGAAAAAAGAAGAAGATAAAAAAATAGTTATAGATGCAAAATTAGGAAGTCAACAAGAAGAACTAGATAAAGCAAGACAAAAAACAGATGCTTTAGCAGATGCCTATCAAAGATTAAAAGAAGTACAAGATAGATTAGCAACAGGAGAAGCAACACCCAAAGAGTTTACAACATTTCAAGATTTACAAAACACTTATGGCACATTAGAACAATTAGGAGCAAGTTTTGATAAAGCTTTAACTAAACAAAATGCAATAGAGCAGAAAGTAGCACAAACAAAATATAGATATGATGAAATAAATGCAAAAGTAAGTGAATATAAACAAAAAATAGAAAATGTAAAAATACAAAAACAAGTATCAGATGTTGAGAAATTAAAGAATAGTTTTAATAGTGTTGGAAGTTCTATACAAAGCACAGTAAAACACGTGGCAAGATTAGCATTAGGAATATTTGGAATAAGAAGTGCATTTATGTTTTTAAGAAGAGCTTCAAGTGATTTAGCAAGTTATGACCAACAATATGCAACTAATTTGGAGTATATAAGATATGCTTTAACACAAATGATAGCACCAGTATTACAATGGATAGTAAATTTAGCAGCGAAATTATTAGGCTATATTAATGCAATAATGCAGGCTTGGTTTGGTATAAACCTATTTAGTAGAGGTAGTGCAGAAAGTTTTCAAAAAATGAAATCTGGAGCTAGTGGAGCAAGTAAGGCAGTAAAACAGATAAAAAAAGATTTAGCAGGATTTGATGAAATCAACAAATTAACAGACCAATCAGATACAGGAACAAGTGCAGGAGCTGGTGGAGTTGGTATGCCTAGCTTTGATTTAAGTGCATTAAGTGGAGAGCCACCAAAATGGTTACAATGGATAATTGGACACAAAAACGAAATATTAACTATAATGGCAAGTGTAGCTGCAGGATTATTAGCTTGGAAATTAGGATTTAGTGCTTTAACATCATTAGGCATAGCTGTAGCGGTTTATGGAGTAATTGAAGCTGTAAAAGGATTATTAGCATTTATAAAAAATCCAACTTGGAAGAATTTTAAAAGGTTTTTAAGTGGATTAACAATAGCAATAGCAGGAGTTGCAGCCGCAATGATAGCATTTAATGCAACTAATCCAGTAGGATGGATATTATTAGCTATTGCAGCAATATCTACTTTAATTATAACGATTACAGATTTAATAATAAAATTGACAACCAATAGAGCTAAAATATTAGATGTAAAAAAAGCACAAGAAGAATTAACTAAAGCGCAGGAAAAAGCAAAAGAAGCAACAGATGCCTATGTAAATGCAGTAGATAGAGCTGAAAAAGCACATAAAGATTTAATAGAAGCAGAAAGAAAAAATAAATTAAGTGGAGAAGAATTATATCAAGCAGTTCAAAATGGAACTTTAGATTATCAAAATATGAATGAAGCACAAAGAGAAGTATATAAGGCTTATTTGAACAATAAATCTGCACAAGAGGAATTAAAAAATGCAACAGAAGAATTGAACAATGCAAAAAAAGAAGAAACAAAAGCTTCTTGGGAAAATCAACTTGCCATTGCAAAAGAAAAAGAAAATTATGATGAATTTAGAGATTCTGTAGTTAAAGCATATCAAGACGGAAAATTAAGTGCAGAAGAAGCAAGAGATTATATTGAAAGAGCTATGGGGGATATGAGTGATAGTGCAAGGCAGACTTTTACAGAAGATTTACCTAATGATATAAAAGACGGACTTGACCCTAAAAAATATGAAAGTGCTTGGAGCAGATTTAAAACAAAGTGGAACGAGTTTTGGAATAAATTACAAAAAAATATAAATATGAACTTAAATGCCAACTTTTCAGCTGGAGGCGGAGCTGGTCGGTGGAGCTGGTCGGCGGAGGCGGTCGTGCCAAAGGTGGAATATTCTATCCTAGCAAATTACCAAGATTAGCAGTTGGTGGAATAATAAATCAACCAGGAAGAGGAATACCATATCACGGAGCTGTAATTGGAGAACGAGGAGCAGAAGCAGTAGTTCCTTTGACAGATTCACAGCAAATGGAATTATTAGGTCAAACAATAGGAAGATATATAACAATAAATGCTAATATTCCAGTAAATATGAATGGTAGAACTATATCAAGAGAATTAAAACAAGTAAGAAGTGAGCAAGAATTTGCTTTTAATCAATAAAGGAGGTGCAATAAAAATTGTTTATAAATGTAAATAGTATAAGTTTAAGTAGTCCAGCAAATAATTGGAATGTAATATCAATGGGACAATATTTATTGAGTGCAAAATATGAATATAATAAACTATGGGGAAGTGATACAGGAAGAAATCTAAAAGGAGATTTTTCTGGAACTTTAGTTGGAATATATCCTAAAATAACATTAACATTTCGCAAATTAACTAGACAAGAAATGAATATTATTGCACCAATTTTAGATGATTCTGTGCAAAGTTTGACATATTATGACCCAACTAAAAACAGCGAAACAAACATATATACATATTCAAATGATTGGAGTTATGAAAACAAACAAATTGCAGAAAAGAATGAGAGCTTTAGTTGCACCTTTATTTCTACAAGAAGGAGGCAATAATAATGAAAGCACATACCACTATATTTAAAGACAATATATCAAATGTTGGTAGACAGTTTGATGTTGAACTTATACATAAAAAAAATGGAAATAATTATTGGTTTGCACCAACTGTCCATTCTTTATCTTATCATTATGAAGCAGATATATTAAAATCTGTAATGAAACAATTAGATTTAACAACAACAAGAACAATGGATATAGGAGATGAAATTAACTGCAAAATTGGTATTTTAAATACAACTAATGGAAGATATGAATACTTAAATTATGGGAATTTTATTATATATGATATTGAAAGACAAGAAGATACTAAATTATATGAAGTTAAATGTTATGATAAGATGTTATATTCAATGAAACAAAATGAAGATTTAGGCATAACATATCCTATATCAATAAAAAATTACTTAAATGCAATAGCGAATAAATTAGGATTAAGTGTAGCAACAACAACGTTTTATAATGAAAATATGATGATACAAGATGAATTATATTTAGGCTTAGATTATACATATAGGGATATATTAGATGAAATAGCACAGGCAACAGGAAGTATAATTTGTTTAAATGAAAATGATGAAATGGTTTTAAAATATCCAACACAAACAAATGACACAATAGATGGAAGCTTTTTAAAAGATATAAATGTTGACTTTGGACAGAAATATGGTGTAATAAATTCAGTAGTATTATCAAGGTCAGGAGAAAGCGATAATGTATATTTAAGAGATGAAGAAAGTGTTACACAAAATGGATTAACAGAAGTAAAAATAAAAGATAATCAAATAATGAATTGGAATGATAGAAGTGATTATTTACAAGGAATATTAAATGCTTTAAATGGTTTATATTATTATATAAATGATTTTAATAGCACGGGA